CTAGCGGGCTCAAAAACATCTAACCTGGTAGTGAAAGATTAAGCTACCAGGCTCAGTGGATGTTTTTGAATACAGTTTAAAACTGGCATCCTGAGAAGCTACACCAGTTCTTCCAGGCAATGGGTTTTAAGCTGCAGGTGTATTCTGAACGATAGCATTTGCCAAATCTTGTGTCTTGGCACTGATACTATCTTTAAGTTGCTGCAGAAGGACAGGATCGGTACCTGCCTTATCCAATTGTTCCTTAAGACCATTTAGAAGAGCGATGGCACTATCGATGACAGTATTTTCAGCTGTAACCGCGCCTTGCAGATCAGACAGATCTAACATAATTTTCTCCAGTTTAGTTGAAAGTGTATCTAACTTACTAGAAATTTGATCTAGCTTAATGAGGGCTTGTCTAAGAAGCAGATTTGTCAGATCTGCTTTTTGCGCATTGCCAGGAAACAGAAAAGACAAATCCACTATTACTCCTTAGATTAAGATGCAGCAGGTGCTGTAGAACCCTCGGCTGGCTTAGCAGCTGCGGCTGCCTTCTCAGCAGCTTCCTTCTCAGCGGCCTTCTTAGCACGATAGGCGGCAAGAGCCTCAGTGGCCTTAGGATTGATTTCACGCTTTTCCTTACCAGCTTCGTATGCCTCAAGAATGGCATCCTTCTTACTGATAATCCAAGCTGCAAGAGATTCATCACCTTCAGTGGCGGCAACAAGAGAATTCCGAGCAGCAGTAGTCTTTTCTTCATCAGACATACGCTTCACAGACGGCCAACGGAAAGAGTCCTTGATAGCACTTGCATTTTCTTGCAGAAAAGCGATCTTCGGATTCCCTTGAATCTCCAGGAGGGCATCGAGAGCCTTTTGCAACTTATTACCTTCAACCTTGGTGACACGACGAATCGTACCAACTTCGAAGGCAACTTCGACTTGCTCTTGATTGTCAATAAGCCAAGTCGTCAACTTAGCATTATTCTCAGTCACTACCTTTAGCGCCGCCTCGATCTTCGGACGACGAATGTAATTGACGGCATCAGCACGATTATCGAACTGCTTACCGTCAGGGGTAGTGAATACTTGTTTGATATCCATGATTTCTTTACTTTCAAAAGTGATGATAGACCATTCTATCATGTAAGATACCACTATGGCCGAAGTGGTGACGGTGTTGCAAAAATAGCACTATAACTTCTATACCCTTTCAGGGTTTAGTCAACGGGTCGATGCAGAAGCATCTAAAAACAGCCTCACCTACATAGCAGGTTTGGTCGGAGTGACGCCGTTTTGGCGCCCCAAGGGGTCGGGATGGCCCCTGGAGACGCACTCCCACACGGCCCGCTGAAAGTGCTAATTTTTATCCTTTTTCTTTATTGCCTCATTTAGTGCTTCATTGATTCGTTGTTGGTTAGCTTCTTCACGTTTGATATGATTATCGAGAGCACTCAAAGAAATACGTAAATCATAACTGCACTTTAAAGCACGTTCAAAGTTGTTATTTACATGCCAACCGCTCTGTTCCACTTGTAGCAGGATTTGAAGAAGATTGACACTATGGTTCATTGTATTAACAACAGGATCCATTTTAGCCTCACATAGATAAGCCGTGGTATTCTTCCAGCTGTGTCACCAGGAATTCCCAAACTTGTCTTTCATTTTCCTCTAATTCATTCCATGAATCTATATAATTCATAAAATGATCTTGAGCTTTCATGAATTCTTCATAGAGAAGCTGCGCAGCAGATTTCATCTAAGACCTCGCAAGAATGTGTTCTCGTGGAACTTTAAAACCAGATGATCGAGGATGACCCCCACCACCATACATTAAAGCTATCTTACTGACATCCATACCACCTTCGACAGATCGTAATCCGAAACACCTATCAGTAGCAGTATCATGATAACAGGCGGCAAAAGGATGATTCTCTGCAAGAATAGTAGCAGCATCAGACACCATTGTATAAGGGAGACTTGCCACAGGAACAATGTGATTTCCAATACACATTGGACGTGTAACTTCTTTCAAAAGTTCCCTAATATCTTTAAAATGTTTACGTTCGATTGCTGCACCTGCTACTGTCATCTTAAGAAGTTCAGTTTGATCTGCCTTCATCATAGTATCCCATGTTTCAAAATCATAAGGATAACTAAAAACGTTAGCTTGAATTTCACGAGTATTAGGTAATTTAAACTTCCAAAGATCTCTATCTTCAATATGTCCAAGTAGAAGTGGCGGATCAATATCACCAAACAGGAACTTCCAAGCTAACACTGCACCACTGTGTTCGAGACTACAGAAATATTTCAGATTAGGCAATCCTTGAAGATCTTCCAATGCTGTCTTATGGTGATCAATCAAAGTTACGCTAGCAGCCTCTTTAATGATCTCTTCGACAATATGACGCTTGTAGCTGAAGTCAACTAAGAAGACATCTTTACCGACACACGAAGGCGGCGATTTTTGATAGACACCTGGATAGTACTCTGCAGAACTTCCATACACTTTCCAAAAACACCATGCTGCTCCAAAACCATCTGCACAATTACCGTGGTAGATTATCAGTTTTTGGGCCGTATTTTGCATCAAATTCTTCCTTTAAAATTTTACAGCATCTGTGCCATTCACGCTTGTTGACAAGGCCCCAGCCTACTGTATCTGTTAAGTCCGTATCCTTAATAACAGCTTGCAAGTATTTGTCAATAGCTGTGACAATAATCATTTGTGCTAAAGGACCTGCCTTCGAGAAATTCATTAGATAGTCTAAGAATTCATCATTAGCCATTCTTTCAGGTGTTTTAGTAAGCTGAACTTCAGCTGCATCTGCTGCATTTACTGCATCATCCATATTTTCAGCATACTTCTTCATAAAACCTTCTTTAATTTAGTGGTTATGGCATCGACATCAAAGATGACTTCGGCAATGAATTCCTCATCATCTAAGATGCCTTGTGCTATAGGACTAGAGCGGGTGCCCTTTTGAAACTTTGCATATTTCGCAAGTTCACCCTTTCTAATCTCATTTAGCGATCCGCGAAGATCCACCATTAGGTTTACTAAATTTAAAAGTTTCAGGCGGTCGCGTTTGTTCATCCTCAGGTATGTTTAGATACTTTTCTAAACGGCTCACTCTTGCATATTGATAGGCTGTCATTGTGATAGCGTAATCCAGACCAGATTGAGTCTTTAAGAGACTAGCTCTTGCTTCATCTAACTCATTCTCCGCTATTTGTTTGACAGTGCGACGTTTAAAACTATTCAAAAATCTCATCAATGAGCTTTGCGAGGTAAGTGGAATCGATCCGTTGGTCTGCATTTTCAATAGCTCTCATAAGTTGATGCATATAGGCTTGATCTACACCGAGAAGTTGTTCACGTAGGGTAGGCATATCCTCCAGGTTAATTTTAGACACTTGAAACATAATCTTTAGCATCTGTCCAGCTGTGATTCTCCATCCACGTCCAATGAATTTACGCAGACGGAAAAGTGATGCTAAAGGATATAAAGAACCTTTATAAATCAATGCTTTAGAAAGAATGCTTTCCATTGATTCTGCAGGAAGTTCGAGATGTTTCTCTGCATAATCATACCAACACATACAATGGACATAATCATAGTTAACATGAATATCAGAAGGCTTACCATAGAATCGAACGATCAATTGCAGTTTATCAGACAATGTGATTGCATTCTCTGAAAGAAATACAGGACGATACTTGCGACCCATATGAATTTCAGCGTCTGTAGGACGACCAGGAGGACGCTTAATTCCTTTGGCCATGTCTTCTACATATTCGAGAGGATTCTCTGCAGCATGATTGTATTCCATATCTGCCTGAGATCCACCATTCAATGATTGAAAGAACTTATCGGTTTCTTCATCAGGCTCTTGCTCAAAGTATTTGTATTGGGATTGTTTTTCAGAGGCAATACCTGCACTCTTCATGTAGATGATAATACGATTTTCAGCATTACCAAGGCAATTCATACGCATTTCTTCTTTCACCATTGGCGTATACATTTGCCTTTGAGGTGCTTGCATTGGATATTCAGGAGGCCAGATAAAACCTTGGGGATAGGCTTGTTTGTACCAATCTTGATTTTTCTGCGTCTCATGCCACTTTGAAGATTGCAGAATTCTTGTATTATATTCTGTAACTTCCTTGACCTTCTTGCCATGAGTTTCATTAGTATACAAATTGAAAGTATCTACATAGTACTTAGCAACAGCCAATGCAGTTTCACGTGTCTTAAAGTAAATATCAAAGTCATTTGGCATTTCGCCAACAAGCATAGAAGAAATAGCTCCACCAGTAACAAAGCAATCTCTTGCAGCTGCTTCTCGTGTTGGAACATCTCTAATTGTGGCTAGCCATTTCATTATGAGTGAATTAAGAACACTCTTGATTGTAGCTCGCTTCATTCCGGACATAGTATACCTTTCACTGATTCAGCCCATTCAATGACCTCATTGTAGTCACCTTTAATATGAGCAGGTACAAGAACATGTTTATAAGTTGTTTTATCAAATGGCCATCTTGTTACTATACGATTGCCTTCTTTTGCTAACCATTCATTATTTCTTACTTCGAAGTTCCAATCACCATTTACAACATAACCAAATTGGACTACTTTACCATTGTCGCATAATACAGCTTCTTTTATATACAATGGCATGTTATTAATGAAAACTACATATCTACGAGGTGTTGATTCTCTGAAAGATATGCGAGTAACTTTCATAACATTTGTTCCTTTAACAAATCATATGTATCGCGAACCCATACTGCATCATATAATGCATTATGTTGTTGATCTTTCTGTTTTAACACCTTGGGATTGCCAACTGAATCAATCAATTGCTTCAGATCACGACAATACATTGGAAAATGTTTTGGCAAATCCATCATTGTACCGAACAATTGGCAGAATACAACCCAATCATAATCGGCATAATATGCCCAGAAGATCGGTTTTGTGTCATCACCAATGAATTTCAGAATTTCTTCTTTAATTGCTTTTCGACTGTGATTGCCACCTTTATGCATCTTTGGAAGTACATTAATTCGAACCCATTCATTAGCTTTGGATAGATCAGCTTCTCTATTTTCTAAGTATAACGTTCTACCATCTTCTGAGATAATACCAATGCTGAGAAGATCAATGGTTTTACCATCTTCAATGAATTCAGTATCAAAGAAATATCTCATATATCAATCCTATTTCTAAAACCAACTGCACGAATGAATCTTGGTTTATCTTTCATACCATGACGCATGAACTTGAACTTAAGTAATTGACCAAGATACTTATCTTTATTGCGAAGAATATGTTTCCTTTCGGCATGTGTGAGATTTCCAGGAGCTACATCAAGAAATTGACTTTGCCATTCAACAATCAATGTTCCAGACATTCCTGAATCTGCCAAATTATCCATTACAAAAGAACGTTTGGCATAACCTCGTTCATCAACTTCTTTAGTGTTATTATTAGTCTTGCCTTCAAGCACGTCTACAAGAATACCTTCAGCATCTTCAAAACGCTTTAGCTTATAGATCCATCCTTCGGTAAATGTACCTCGATTACATTTGTAAGGACCTAAAGGATCTCGCATCATAATGCCTTCAAAGCCCAGCTCTAAACATTTTGCTTCGAAAGCTAATAGTTCTGTTTCATCATAGACTAGCTCGTGCGGGACCAAATGGTAATTTTCTGCTGCATCCTTGATAATTTCTTGAGCCTTTTCATGGCGCTCGAAGAATGGCCTCTGGAGCCAATCTGGGTGGCAATAATCGAAGACATAGTAATGGAGGTCATCAATAAATTTATCCTCAGACATTACATAGCTTTGTGTCCGATTATATACACCAAAATCAGTAGGATTACCAACGATTATTTCACCATCAGTATGATTATAATGAGTGAACTCATCTTGTACTTGTATAGATGGTAATTGTTTGAGTGTTCTCGAAACAGCTTCATTACCCTTTACAATACATCTAATTCCATCATATTTTGCTGAACATAACAAGGGATACCGAAGTCTTTCAAAGTAGTGTTTATATGTCCCAGGAGATTCCCTAGGAGATAACATTGGTCTGAACATTGTAACCTTTAATTGATCGTTAATATTTAGCGGCAGCCCCGTAGGGCCACCGCGTTTATCTCATTAGAATATTGGTTATACGCGTGAATTCAGCCATAGAAAAGCTGAGAGCTTCATCTAAAGTAGTATGCTGTCCATCTATCTTTGTGCAAAGATGAATCAATACAGCAGCTTGCATCATCGGATGTGGATACAAAGATGCAGCTATATGATGGCCCACCTTAGGCTGATAGATTTCCATAAAGCGTTTGTCTTTAAGGATTATTTCAGCAATTTGTTGAGTGGCAAGATCAACGGATTGGGCATGACCCATTCCCACACTCATCACCACTTTCGAATTCAGCGTTTGCGGTGGAATTAATAATTTGAGTTCTTGAAATAAGTTCGTCATATGTTTCCTTATCAATTTCCTGGTACGGAGCTTGCGCAAAGCCATGATCACTATGAAGTAAGAATGAAAGACTCTTGAAAGTATTTCTATAGTGTGTTTCTAAGTATCGACGTATGATAGGAATTTCCTCCTTCTTGTAATAGACTGTACATGAGACACTATTATCTGACCATTCTCTTTGCATTCTTTCAATAGCTTTGAGTTGGTCTAATGCTGTCATATCTTTAGCTAATACAGCATTATCTGAATAAGCAAATGGGAAAGTAACAATTACAGAACCATAATCTTCTGTACCATCGAAATTACGCTTAAACTCAACTGGATATCCATGATCCTTACAAACTTGCACAAGCGGATGTTCTGACGCAATTGTGATACGTCTATACATATATTGAGCAAATCCAGGGTGAACACCAGGAGTAACACCAGGTAACAATGATAATGTGCCAGAAGGTTTAACAGTAGTAAGTTTTATAGAAGGATTAAAGTTATGTGATGCAGAATAGCTCTCGTCGAATTCTCGTAGATATTCATAACCTTCATTGAGCCAACTCATTTGTTCAGGAGTGGCTTGCATAATACCAGTTAAGCCAATACCCATTCGCATGTTTTTATGAACAATTTCTTCTGTCTCACGTTGATGACATGGAAGCAGGAGTGAATGTTTATTGATACGGTATAGTAACTCGAGAATATCTAGGAATTCTTCTTTACTTTCAACATTCGGAAGAAATACCTCAGCTAAGCAACATGTTTCAAAAGGTGCTAGCGATTGTTCTGCACAAGGGTTATATCCAGCGATATCTGGATCAGGATATTGTGTTTCTTCTAATCTACCGACTTTACGAGAGAGTCGAAGATTAACAATACCATAAGGTTCACCCTTGCCTTCGTAGCCATCCCAGAAGTATTCATGCAAATCTTCTAGATCATCGACAGCAACAGAATTATTACTCATACTACGCCATTTAGGAATATTACCCATATCCCAACGTTTGGCTAGCAGAAATTCAACATCATCAGGATCGCCAATAGCTATTTGAGCAGAACGACGAACATTACCTGCCACAATAATATGGCCTATGATATTCATTATATCAAGAGCATCGATGGATCGAATCTTCTTTCCATGACGCTTCATTAGCAATTCAGATATCTTTCCAATACCCCAGCAAAGGTCTTCAGGACCACTTGCTACACCACCAAAACCTTTGATAGGAGAGCCCTTACCACGAATGACTTGAGTAGAATATGTGAATGTACCTTTCTCAGGCTTTTCACTAAGAAATGCAGCTTTGAGTGTCTTACCAAGAAATCGAACCCAGCCTTCTCTTGAATCAGGAATAATAAAGTCTGCACCGCCATGATCAACTCTTGTAGGAGCTGTAAACCATTCTCTCACAGCAGGCAGCTTACTGATATATTGCTGTTGAATATTAAAACCTACTCCTGAACCAAGAGCAAGCATATCCATAGCCCAGCAGAAGGATCTTACAGGATTATCTATTACACAAAATGCACAATTCTGCAGAGAAGCTAAACCAAATCTATCTACAGTCTTTGTTCCTAGTTGCCATAGGAACCTACCTGCTACAGAACATTTAAGACTAAGAAAGTAATCACGAAGACGAGCTTCTTCCTCAAAATCAAAACCAACATTTAACTGAGAATTACACGCAGAAATTATTCGCTCAATTGTCTCAGGAAACTCTTCCGTACGGTTTGTTCCTTCAATTGGGCGTGAGTACGTTCTCTTATAGGTTAAATAACCTACAGTGCTAAACGGCGTTTCAGTCAAGTTATACCCCTTTAACTATATGCTAACAAACTCTTCTTTGAACTCTATCTCACTCTTTTCTAAACGGCCTGTATCGTAGTTATAGCATGCGCCTTTAACACTACCAGTTAGTCCAGTAAAGCGCGATTTAAGAATCCGCATCTTAATCGTATTTCTGATGATCGTATCATCAGCCGTTAAGTTTCTTGCAAAGGATATAATATCAAAGGAGATTTGCTTAACACTACCCGAACCTCTAATATCATCAATGGATGGTAATTTACCTTCTTCAAAAGACTTACCACCACCGGCCATTGTCTTTCTTAGATGAGAAACTAGACCTACCCATACATTATGCTTCTTCACAATCTTTAGAAGTGAATTCATAATGTAATCCTGAGATTCATTACCTGTTAAATCTTTAATACCTTCAGATACTAAGATTGTGATATGGTCTATGAACAAGTATTTACAGCCTTGCAGGCACATGTATTCTAGCTTATCTAAAATGGTATCATCATTAATTGAACCTTGGTGATCGAGTACAATTACTCTATCTTCACCAAATACTTTATCAAATCCAACTCTAAGTTCTTCTAGAGGTATTTCATCTTTAGCTGGGTTCCTCATGAGAACCATACCAGCAAGCTTTCTTGCTGTTTCAGCTGGAGATTCTTCTAAACTAACAACACCAATTTTCTCCTTGGTTGTATTAAGTATATGTATAATGATTTCACGGAGAATAGTACTTTTACCAGAACCTGTACCAGAGGTAAATAATACAATTTCGCCAAGACGTAATCCTTTAAGCTTAGTATTAAGACCGCTGAGACATTCTGGGTAGGGTAGGCAAGGAGTATTATTAAAGTTCTCTAAAGTATCCCAAAGTTCTTCTTTAGTGAGGATGCCAGATGGTATATAAGGTGCAGCATCCCATATAGCTGTATTAAGAACACCAGGACCAAATTGTAGCAGGACTTCATTAGGATCTTTAGCTGGTAGTTTAGCAATCTTTACTTTGTCAATACCGATTACTTTAATAGCTGCTTGTGTAGCTTCTTGACCAGCTTTATCCTCATCAAGACAAAGAACCACTTCTTGGAATGATCTAAGCCACTCACGATTCTCGATGAGGGATTTATTCATTCCTGCAGATGACATTGCTACAACAGGAAATATTTTATTGTATTTTATAAAGGATGCTTGTGCTACAGATAGAGCGTCTATCTCACCTTCAGTAATGACAATTTTTTTACCGCCACCACTAAATTTATCTCTTCCAAATAGGTCATTGGACTTGCCAACCCACTTAAAAGTCTTTGGTAACTCTCTTACTTTAAAAGCAGTATTCTTAGAATAAGGATAGTGGTGTGCACTTATTTTACCCTCTTCATTAAAAGAGAGTTTTACACCAAAGAAATTTACTACCTCAAAATCAATACCTCTATCCGCTATCTTTCCAGAACGTAATTCCAGAATCTTAGCAATCCTTGGTGCAATCGGTATATCGTCAGCTTGCTTAATCTGTTCAGACTCATCTTCAATAAATTCATCTGGAGTAACTTCTTCTCCTTGAATCCTCGGAAAGAAAGTATTACAGCTAAAACAAAATGATGTAAGATCTTCATATATTTGCCTTGCATCCGATGATTTACACTCCTCGCGATCAAGGCAAGGTTGATTTCTCTTGATTATCTTCCGTGACATCTTTTTCCTTTCCTCGACTTAAGCCCAGGAAAAATACTCCTACAACTATCATCGAAAAACTATTGAGAATAACTTCTAAGAAAGACAATTCAAGTACATTAAAGGGTGACAATCCAAAAAGAGTTTTGATTTTTTCTATAAGAATAACCCATCCGTAAGAACATAAAGTAACTGCGAATGCTCGAATACCAATTCTAGTACTACCCAGGATTTTTTGCATCATCCATTCTCCTCAAGATTTTTGCTAAACGTTCTTTATGTCTCTCAGATATAGGTTCTTTTACAGCCCAAGATACTTTCTCTATAAGTGTATTATAGAATCGCGTACTTGTAGGTGCTTCAACAAAACAAAGAGACCATGTTTCAGAATAAGAAAGAGTACCCATTGTCTTATACTGTTCTATGCAGATAAATTCAAACTCTGCTCTAGGTCGAACTGATATTAGTTCTTTTAGCATTGCAGAGGAAGACATATATTTCTTCCAATTGCTAGGTTCACCTTTGTTAAGTGTACCTCTGCCAAGAAAGTTCTTTTTACCAATATATGCTCTATTTAAATATGAGTCATAAATAACATAAATAAAACCAACAAAGCCAGGGCCCATTTGTTCAGGGAATTCCCAATGACCATTATCAAATTTTGATCTAACAGGCACAACTACAGCGTGTGGTAATTCGCCATCGAATTTCATCTCAACTCCAGTAAGATTGGCCACTCTTCTGCTTTGAAGTAGTCATTTGGATAGCGTTGTAGATGAATCATCTTTGCATTACTTAAGAAATAATTGTACCAGTCATCACCATAGAATTCAATATATGCACTAACAACAACTTCCTGCATTTCTTCTTCAGAGGTACAAGCAGATAACATACCTCGACTTTTAATAGGACCTTTACCAGGTATACCAGGAATATTGTCAGTAGCATCGCCTTGGATTAGCTGTGCATAATAATTAAGACGAGCTTGCTCTTTTGTTACTTCAAAGAATTGTTTAGTCTTCATATTGAAGTGTTTACCTTCGATACACTTTAAATCTTTATCAATAGTGCATATGATGTAAGGATCACCAGCTTCTTGAGCTTGTAATGCCCACATTCTCATAAGATCATCTGCTTCACACCCTACTGCTTCTACAGCTAGTCCTTCGTGTACAGCTAATTTACGAATTAGTGGTACTAAGATATTGATTTTTGAAGGATCGCCTTGATGTCGATTGACCTTGTAGTTAGGATATAATAGTGTTCTATAGTTATCAGGGCCTTTAACAGCACTGAGATATTCTTCACAAAAAACAGATTCAAGTAACTGTCTAAGCAATACTTTAAATACAATCAAAGACTTTTTGAGATACTTTATTTCTTGATCCTTAGTAAGAAAGATACGTGATCTCTTACCATCTGCATCAAGCATAATGTTTTTACTAGTATCTGTAGAAAGGCCTAAGTCTTTATAGACATCAACCCATACATCGTAAGTAGCCATGTAAGCTAATACATCGCTGTCAATGATTGCTATCATCCAGATTCTCCGGCTTATAGAATTCGACGAGCGGAATCAAACCTAGTTCCAAAGCTTCGTTGTGCAATTTCCGCAAATTGCAGTCGTCCAAGCATTCGGCAATCAGCAGCACCGCGTCCGCGCCTGCCACCCGAGCCTCGATAAGC